TACACTAGCCTCTGCCGCGCGTACCGAGTCACCAACACCTGATAAGAAGTCAACACGTAGCACTACACGCAAAAAAGCTCCAGGAGACGTAGTAGACAAAGTAGGTAAACTTCTTGGTATAAAAAAAATAAAAAGAAAAATAGCTACTAAAACAGCAGACCCAAAAGCAGTTTCAAAAGTGTATGAAGAAGGTAAAATACAAATAGAAAAACAACGTGTAGCAAAAAATAAAAAAGCATCCGTAGAAACTTTAAAAAAAGAAGGTGTTTCCAAACCTACGGCTGAACAGATTGAAAAGAAAACTAAAGAAAGAAAAGAAAAAATTCAGTCTAAGAAAGATGCAAAAAAACAAATTGATGATGCAGTAAAAGATATTAAACTTACTGAAAAACGAAAAATAACCGAAACTAAGTTAGCTACTTTTGTGCAAGAAGACACTACTCAAAAAGATATAAATAAATCTAACGTAATTAATCCTACTCCTGCAAGGACAGCTGCGGATAATATACAGTTTTATATGAATGAGTTTCCTAATCAAGACCCAACCACTCAACTATCTATGGGTGAACTAACAACAGTGTTAGATTTAGTGAATAACCCTCCTTCTGATAGTGATATATCTGCTCCCGCTAGAGACAAAACAGGTAGGGCCGCTGCTTATATTTATTTTAGTAAACAAGGTAATCCTAGAGATGTTTTGGATGTTGTGGCTCATGATGTATTTTTTGCTCCCGCAGTTGAAAAACCTACAGATTATGAGAGTAAAGCAAGTCGAGAGTATTTCTACAATGCAAATGAACAAAATGCTGGGTTAGCTAGAAAATGGATAGATGCTAATCTTAATCAAAGCCAAGTAGAAATATCAGAGGGTGAAACTACATACAAGCTTAACTTTTCAAACGTTGATTACGAAAAAAACACTCCTAATATAGAAAAGTTAAGAAAGTTAGGACTTACTGAAAAAGAGATTAAGAAACAAATACCAATAAACCCAGTTACGGGTAAGGCTATACCAAAGTTTGATACAAAAATACAACCTAAGAAAGAAAAAGTAATCCTTCCAAATGTTACTTTTATACCTGCAAACAAAACGCTTTATAATCTTATACTAAAACAAGCAAATGATTATTTAAATATAAATACCAACGAAAACTTAGTTGATGTAGGTGTAAGCAGAAGGGGTGATTCGTTTGCACAGAAAACTTTAGATACACTTAAAATACAAAGAGAGGCAACCTCACAATTAGTTATATATAATACTAATGAAGTTGTAAGTAATATAATCCCAGAAAAATTAAGCGGTAATACAAAAGGGATTGTGTTAATTAAAGATGGAAAAGAAGTTTTTGGTCCATTCCCTGAAAATAAAAATCACCCCTTAGAAGGAAAAAATTTAGAAGATTATAAATATTTAGAAACGTCAGCTATAAACGGACTTGATATACCTTTACATCCTGTTATTCGTAGTTTGTTAACACAAGGTAAACTTCACGAAGCTTTAGTTGCTATGGGTAATTCTTCTGCAAATAAACGTGTGGCTCAAATAGCACGTGCATTGTCTAAAGTTTCAGGTAGCACTAAAGTTAAAATAATACGTAATCTCACAATGGACAACTCAGGAACAGAGGTTTCTGGTAAGTTTGATCCAAAAACAAACACAATATTTTTAGACGCTGACACTGGCATCAATGCTCACGTTATATTACACGAAATGACACACGCAGCTACGTCAGAAGTTGTAGCTAACATGTCAAGCCAAGAAGCAAAAAAATTAAAAAATTTGTATGAGGGAGTAAAAGATCAATTAGATACTGCGTACGGATCTCAAAATTTAGATGAATTTATAGCTGAAGCTTTTAGTAATCCTGAGTTTCAACAAAAACTAGCAGGTATACAATATAAAAATACTGGTGGTGGGTTTATTAATGCACTTAAAAGGTTTTATAATACTATAGAGAATTACGTAAGAAAACTTCTTCGTATGCAGCCAAAAGATATGAACACTGCCCTTAATGAATCAGATCAATTAATTCGAGACATGCTATCTCCTGCACCTGAAAATAGAAATGCAGGTGAGCTATTAATGATAAATGGTAAAGATAGAATTGATAAGTTAGGTGATTTTATAGCTTCTAAATACAAAGAAACAATGTCCAAGGAAACTACAGAACAGTTCCAAGATAGGTTAACAAATTTTCTTGAGAGTAAAATTGGAATTAAGTTACAACAATGGACATTAAGAGCATTGCCATTAAAAGCAGTGGCGGATCAAATTGGACAATTAAATAAAAAAGCAATAACTAGATTAAAAGAAGATTTAAAAAATGCAACAACTGCGACTCAAAGAACAGCTATAAACGAAAAACTTACTATATTAAGAAAAAATACGGGTATGAAATTAAACGATGCTATTTTAAACTTAGAAGGTGATTTAGCTAAAGCTGATGCAGAGGTTGAAGGTACATTAAAAAAATTAGAGCCTTGGATAATTAAAGCAAAAAAAGAAGATAAATTAACAGCATGGAATGAAGTAATACACGATAGTACGATTGAACGTGTAGACCCTACAGATCCTGCAAGCGTTTATGAAAATGACCCTGTTAAGTCAGCTGTGCACACAAAACTAAGAAACAAACTTAAAGGGCTTGGTCCAGACGCAGTAAAAAATTATGAATTACTTAGAGATTCATATGCGGCACAATTTGAAAAATTAAAAGCAGTAATAGAAGCAAGGATGTCTGAAATAACAGATGAAGCTACGTTTTCTAGGTTTAAAAAAGATGTGTTTGATAAGATGTTTGATAAAGCCTCTATTAAACCTTACTTTCCATTGATGCGTAAAGGTGATTTTTGGGTAAGATTTGAAGTGCCAGTCATACAACCAGACGGTACAAAAACTAATGAACTTGTTGTAGAGGCTTACGAAAGTTATAAAGCTAGAGAAGTAAGAATAGCAGAGTTAACAAAAGGTAAGGAAGCAGAAAATATAACAAAATACACTAATCCAAAAACAAAAGATTTTAAGGGTGTACCTCCAACTTCTTTTGTAGGAGAAGTATTAGATGTATTAAATAAAGCTAAAGTAGATCAAGAAACGCAAGATAATATATTAAATTTATTTATAGAAGTATTACCTGAATCTAGTTTTGCAAAAGGATTTAAAAAAAGAGAAGGAGTTTTAGGCGCACAAATGGACGCTTACGATGTGTTAAGAACTAAAGGTTTTGACATTGGTAGGCAGACTGCACGTATGCTTAATAGTGCAAAAATAGCAAAAATACAAAAAGAATTAGCAGAAGAAACTATTCAATTTAAAATTGATGACGAAGGCGATGCTAGAAATAGAGTGCAAGATGAACTGCAAACAAGAGGGAATTTTGCAAGAAATCCTCCACCAGATCATGTGGCTTCTATGGCTAATAGACTTGCATTTATAGGTACTATTGGATTTAACGTATCATCTGCCGTTGTTAACTTGTCACAAATACCTCTTATGTTTTACCCAATACTTGGAGGTCGGTATGGATATAAAGAAGCTAATTCTGCCCTAGGCTTGTCTACAAGATTATTTGTGGGTAGTGGTCTTTCTCGTAAGCTAAGAACATTAACAGGAGAGAATGTAGATGCTAAAGGTTCTATATCTATAGATAACTATTTTGAGTCTAGTGGTGAAACATTAATATTAAGAAAAGATTTAGAAACAGAATTAAATAAAACTGAAGACGGTAAAGATAAAATTAAAAATTTAAATAAAATTATACCCTTAATTATGCAAGCACAAAGACACGGACAGTTAGGTCGTTCTTTATTTTATGACACGTTAAATATTGAAACCGCGGGTAAAGAAAGAACCGCTTGGGATAAATTAAACGCTTGGTCAGCGTGGACTTTTCATCACATGGAAAGAATGAACAGACAAGTGGCTTTAGTAGCTTCTTATAATTTAGAGTTAGATAGACTAAATACAAAACCTAATTCTAAAGAACAGGGATTATCTCCTGTAGAAAAGCAAGAGTTAGCCGCACAAAATGCTATATACTTAACTACAGAAATGAATGGTGGTGCTACACTGTCAACTACGTCAGGAATTGCTCAACAAGGTGTTGGACGTGTAGCTATGATGTATAAAGGGTACGGTATGCAAATGTATTATACCATGTATACACGTGCTAGAGACGCTATAAAAAATTCTAGTGACCCTGATTTAAGTGTAGAAGAAAATAAAGAACTTAGAAAAGCCGCTATTAAACAAGTATCAGGAATATTTGCGTCTTCATTTTTACTAGCAGGGGTGCAAGGTATGCCTTTAGTAGGAGCATTTTTAGCAATAACAAACATATTTAAAGATGATGATGATGAAGATGCAGAGACACAATTACGTACATTAATAGGTGAAGGGTTCTATAAAGGTCCTTTAAATTATGTTTCTGGCGTAGATGTAGCTTCACGTATTGGTCTATCTAATTTATTGTTTAGAGGAAATCCTTACTCTGATCCCGACGCAAGCTTAACCACACAGTTTGCACAACTGCTTACAGGCCCTGCAGGTAGTATGGGGGATCAAGTTTATAGAGGAATACAAGAATTACAAGAAGGTGAAATAGAAAGAGCAGCTTTAAATTTTGTACCTGCAGCCGTACGTAACATGTACAAAGCTACGATCAAGTATAGTCCTATAGGAGACGATGCTATACTAACAAGACGTGGTGATGTTATATATGATGATTTAAACTCTTGGGAATTAGGAGCACAATTTTTTGGGTTTGCTCCCGCAGAGTACACGAAAAGACAAGAAATGAATAGGATTACTAAAAATCAAGACAGAGATATAGTAAGTCAAAGTACAAAGTTATTAAAAAAATATTATATTGCTACTCGTATGGGAGGTGACACATACGATGCGTTACAAGATATATTGAAATATAATCAAAAGTTTCCTTCTATGGCGATTAGTCCGTCGTCTATAATTCGATCTATGAAGATGCACATGAAAACTTCTTTACTTATGCACAATGGAATAACCATATCTCCTAGAATGAGAGCGTATCTAGAAGCACAAAGAAGCGAGTGGTCTCCAGCGTCTGCGTATGAAGATTAAGTAAGTCGCCAAACACGCACACCTAGCTTCTCGTCCTCTACACGTATTTGCATCTGATACTCCCAGCCTTTAAGATTCATAATCTTCTTAATTTGTGTAAGTGCCTCCTGGGTGTTAACTGAGAGTATAAACACAGAGGAACCTATTACCATGCTCTCCCAGTTAACTATTATACGAATCCCATCAGGGCTTAGATCATAAGTCTTTAGTATCGTCATTTTTTCTCTCTATAGAACAATCTACAACTATAACGTGGGCTACAGGTAGACTCATATGTGTACCTTTACTCAACCTCATCTTAGACTTAGTAGCGCCTAGCTTTGTTTGAAGGTCATGTACAAACGAGTTATAGTTTATCTGTTGTTCCCCACACCACATTCTTAAAGGTTTTGGTAAGAGATACACACGTTTTAAGTCCGTTTCGTATCGTGCGACTAACTTACCTCTAGGCACTGCTTCGGGTATTATTAAAGAGTCATTGTCAATGTCATGTTGCTTACGTAGATCATCAGTGCTTTTTATCCACAACACATTACTCCAATGCTCATGTATAAAATCATTGAGTACTTCTTCAACTGATACGTTCATATCCTCTACTTGACGTTTATTTTCTTTTAACTGTGCAATACCCCAGTTAAATACTTTCACACAATCATAGTCAATTAGCTCTATCTTCTTTGCTATTAGAAGTCCAGTAACTGTTGCCGACACTAACACAGACCAAAATCTATTTTCTGCTGTAAGACCTGCCATTTCATCCACACGCTGTTGTACATTACTCAGTAACTTCTTAACAGCCTCTATGTTATTCATAATATACTGAACGTACTCTTTACCTGCATGTCCATAGTTTTCTTGTATAGCCGCACTAAATATATCTGTTTCTTCTTTAGTTTCAAAATGTATCTTCTTAACACGACACTCTAGTATTCTTTGAGCCTCTGCTTTTGGCATAGCTTTTGTCATACTTATACGTTCAATTATACTTGTGTTACCTGTAGTAACGGCAAGCAATCTCCACGCTTCACCTCTATGTCTTTCGGTATTGCTACCACTAGTCATACGACCTCGTTGTCTACCACCCGTTAGTTGATAAGCTATATTACTTAATTCTCTACTACTCGTATTGGTTAACTCATCCATATATAGTGGTAGGTTGTGATATACTTCACCTCTATTCATCTTAGTATTAAACGTATCTCGTTCATGTATTATTAAGTCCTCGGGTCTACCCCAAACAGATACCCCTGCCGCCATAGCAGTAGTTTTACCAACACCCGATTCCTTACTATATAGGTGTAATCCTGCACAGTTTATAGGTAAAAACTGCATTAACGGGGAACCAAAAGATGTTCCGACCACGAATTGATGTAACTCAAACCCATCTCTATTATAAAAATTTATAGCTTTTTTCCATTCTTCCATTGTGCCACGTGGTTCAAAAGAAGGAAACAACCCTGTTGTCTGTATAGAGGGAGGATTAAACGCTACCTTGTCTTTAAATATTTCTTGACTGCCTACTATAAAAGATTTGCAGTCATCGTCTGTCCATCCAAACTGTCTGTGTGCTTGATCTGCTACACTATTAGCTTGCAATTCATTAACCCATGTTGTTGTATATTGCATAATTTCATCCATCTTTGTAACTGCTACACCTTGCATAGACATCTGCTTACGAAAGTCATCTCTAGATGTAACAGCGGTTAGAGGTAAAGTAAATTCTCTTACCCCATCTTTAGGTAAGTGCAGTCTCATAACAACTGCCTCACCAACTTCTATGTCTCGTAATCTCCTAACAACGTATAAGTCGTTATGATATATAATCTTCTCATCGGGGTCTCCCTCTGCGTTACGAGTTCTTATATACACACCTCCATTTGCACCTCTAAAATATGGTTTAGGATACGGAGGTATTACATATGTATTTGTAGGAGAGTTTGGTAGATTAACTGCAGGTGCTTCTACTATGTTATCTGCTTCTGTCGCCTCTTTTATTCTTTGCCCTAAAATTATAGGAGATTTTATCTTGCCCCAATGAGGACATTCATTGCAAACGTCAGTGTTATATTCATCAAATGTGTTACACAGATATGGTCCTTTTATTGCGTCGGTCTTCTTTTTTGTTTCTTCTTCTGAATAATCAGGATGATGTCTTGACACAACGTGTATTGCTTGCTCTCCGTCAATACAAAACTTTGCAATAGATAAACCTGCTCTCCATAACGGTTCACTAATACTTTGTTGATTCTTAATTATATTCTTTATCTGAGCACAACCTTTACCTGCTTTTGTCTTTTTTATTATATCCGCAAACACAGATTCTTTATTACTTAGTATAGAATCTAAAGAAACAACACCGTCCGTGGGTGTGTATTTGTTAGGGACTGGTATCGGATCAACACCAAGTAATTCTGAAAACTCATCAAAATCTACGGGACTAGGTACATCAACACCAAAGTAAGTTACCTCTGTAGGAGGATCAGTCTTATAATTATGTGTTGTAGGCACTCGCAATACTCTACACACATCCGCCGTAACGGCTACGTCTGCTAACAATTTATGCTGTACACACATAGTCTTCAACCGTGTAGCAACGGGCAACCAATTCTCTTTACCTACTGCTTCAGTCAATTTCCAGTATACATGCACACCTCTACCCGAGTTAATCTTTAGAGGGTTAGGTAATTTTAATACCTTACAGAACTCACGCAACGCATTAAGTGCCTCAGATTGATCTGCATAGTCTTTAGTTTCTCCACAATCGAGATCAAGAAAAAACGATTTAAATTCTTTTATGTTTTCTGCTTTTCTAGAGCCGTCTTTTTCTACCGTACCTAATCCAAAGTAAACATCATATCCTTCGGCATCAAAATTTTGTGATGCTTCAATTAAGTGACTTATGGTAGGGTAAAACTTCTGTATCTTACCATTATCACTAGGGCGTAGTGCTAACAGAGAGTAAAAGTCACCATCCGCTAACACACTTTTTAAAAATGTATTTGTTTCCATATCATCCACCAAAACCGAGAGTCACCACGACAGAGGTGTCGGTACACACCTTTTTCGGTTTTATCCTAGTCGTGGTAAGGTCTTGGTGTTAGTCGTCCCAGTTATCAACTAAAGAAGCTAAATCATCTGCGCCTTCTTTCGGTGCAGGGGCAGGCTTCTTCGATACTTTCTTGGGTTCTTCGACAGGAGCTTCGGCTTCTTCCTCAAAAGGATTAGCTTCTGCATCTGATCCTGCGTTTGCATCAAAACCATCAACTGCAGTAAATGGGTTATCTTCTTTCATAGGTTTAAGATTTATAACTTGTACAGCTCTTAATCTTAAAGATACACCATTATCTCTCATACTATATGGTACGAATACAACAGCTATGTTTACAAGACTACCATTAGTTAAAAGAAAATCATCAGGTAACTTATTACCTTTAGCATCATACTGCATAGGCTTTCTTGTAGTTTCCATACCATAAGAACCTTTTAACTTTGTCTTATGTGTATACGTGCCATCTTCATCTTTCTTAAATGGCATAACAAATTCTGCCCAACTAGATTCTTTCTTTGAATCATAAGCCAACTTCATTTGCTTATATAGACTTTTAGCTTGATCTCCAGTCATACGAAATTGTAGTGTATAAGCTGAACCCTCATCAAGAGGACTACAAGGAACAGATTTCTGCTCTGCACTATCATACTTGTAAGTGCGATTTATACGAGGCCACATGACCGTTACGTTATTGATATTATGATTCATAGTTAAGTTATTTGACATTCTAAATCTCCCTTACATGTCGTCGTCTAAATTAAATTCCCCTGCTTCTATTTGTGCAGGCTCTTTACTTGTCTTCTCTGCTTTACTTAGTGCATCTGCTACATCTTCAACACAAAACCTATAAGTGCTACCTATTTTTATGTAAGTATCTTGTGGTATGTCTTTCTGACGAACCCATGCACGGATTGTAGATATGGACACAGAAAAGTGTTTAGCCACATCTTCGATTGGTACGTATTTTCCAGTCATTATTTCTTCCTCACTACTATTGAATATTCCGTATCTGTGTTTAAACCTTTCGGCATCAGATCGGGGTTATCTTCAAGGAACTGTTTTATGTTAGTCTGATTAAGACGTTTGTCAAAGAACTCGGGAACTTTATTTTCCATAATAAATTCATACATGGAT